GTTTCCCAGTCACGATCCAACAGGAGATACTTCTACATTTATAAGATCTCCATCTACTAGAGAGACCGTATTAGACGTATCGAAAAACCACCCAGACGTTGCTATTGGAATAGTGAACGTTAGTGCTGTATTACTTCCATTCTTATTTACATAACACGTTGTTACAGTCGTTTTTGTGTTAGCTATCATGTAAATAGAGAAATAACTTGCTTCTACATTCGTATTCATTTCAGTCTGTACCTGATCTTCATTTCCGTTAAAGTTCATTGTTCCTCCAAAAGAAACATATCTTGATGCTCCTCCACCATGAGAAGCACCAGAACCATCAAAACTTCCTAATGTGCAAGCGGTATATCGAGAAGCTCGAAATTCAACAAAGAAAGAATAGAAATTTAAGGTTCCTAGTGTAGAAGCTGTTGTATCTATTTTTAGATACGAATAAGAACCAGCTCTAATACCTACCCTTGGTCCATAAGTTGTGAATGTGCCTGTTGTTCCTGCTGGAATAGTAAGTGTTAAATCTGTATCCGATCCATCAATAACAACCGTCACAATAGTATCGTCATCCATGTTATTCGTTCCTACATAAATACGAATAGACTCATAGACACCATCTTTTCCCATATAGGTCCGTGCTCTATCCGCTGTTGTGGATGAATTGGTGATTTCGCAAGAAGACAAAGGGCAGTAATAAGTGTTTCCACTACTACCTCCAAAGTTTCCATCTACTGTTGCTCCTTGCATTACCGAAGCCATATTATCGCATCTTAATCACCTTATCTTCTGTTTTACGAGAAGGGATATTTTCAAAAATAACATCAGGGTATTTTGCTTTTACCGCTGTCTCAACAACAGTTCTATCTGCTTTAGCAATACCTGCCGTCAATTTCACTTTAAGTTTTCTCTCAGGAGTAATTTCAAACTCAGGGACAACAAGTTCCTTAACTTCTTCCTCAATAACACCTTCTCCTAAATCCCGGGTATTTTTATAGGTAAGGGGAATGACATCATATACCTCGTACTTTGCACCATTAAAAGCTGCTGCTTCTGCTTTAATAGCAGCATAGTGAGCTACTGGATCGTTTTTTGTTGCTTGATGGAATTCACATGCTTCTTCAATACCGACAGCTTCACCTGTTGCTCGGTCTATATGAATTTTACATTCGCAATATTGCGGAATGTTTATAATTCCTGATTTTTCTCCACTAATCATATTACGGTTCGATTACTAATTGAACGAGAAGCCCTAGAGGTGGGGTAGTTGAGGCAACACCATCCACATCAATATAAATCTGATCGGCAGTATTTACGTCGTCATTACTTGTATTGATTACAGGAGGTGTAGCAGCCGTTGAGCTATCTACTTCGCTTGCATCAATCGTGATAGCAGTAGAAAGAACATCAACAGGGCTTCCACTTCGTACACGTCGAATCTGGATAGTCGTAACAGATCCTGTTCCTGCTGTTGATACAGCGGCAGCAACACCTGTAATAGTCCAGCCATTTAATTCACTACTGATACGATCCCATGCAACGCCTTCTCCTACTTGGACGTATTCCTCAGAATCGAAACATTCAAAAGAGATAATACGTTGACCATTTCCTGTTGCTCCAGTCGGACCGGTAGGTCCAGTTGCTCCGTCTGCACCATCTGCTCCAGTTGGTCCGGTTGGACCGGTTGCTCCATCAGCACCGGCAGGTCCGGTTGGACCGGTTGGTCCGGCAGAACCAGCACCAAGTTCTGTCCAAGCAGTTGCACCATCGGTATTTACCCAGACCTTTCCGTCTGCATCATGGAAGGTAGAACCAGCATCAGCTTCGACAAGTCCATTAGGATCACCGACACCGGCATAGAGAGAAGGGACATTATCATTGGTTATATCTTCCATTTCAAAGAAAGGAGTATCTTCTGCTCGAACAGCTCGAAAAGGATAGGCACTTTGAGAACGTCTTACGTCTTGTAATCCTCCCTGAAATGTCTCTAGTAATCGTTTATCACTTAATTGTTCATTGCTCATATTAGGTGAGACTTACAAATTCGATATAGTATGGCCCATTAGAGATCTGAGACCCTTCGTCTTTAATCTCAATTCGTGCATATCCTGCTGCGGTAGTACTTGAAACATCAGCAACTGCCACAAGAGAATTATTTACAGAACTTGATACAGCGTATCCATGAAGATTGAGGAATTGTTTCTCATCATCCTCTTGTTGAAGATAGAGAACTCCAATAGAACCACTTGAATCATTTTGATAGAAGTGAGCCACACCATCAGTAATACTGTCCTGATCCACGTTAATTCCAATAAATCCTTGGTAAGTAACGCACATGAAGCGACCAGAAGTGGCATTGTTGTACCAAATAGGGTGTCCAGTCTCTAAAACAACGTCCTCCATGTCATCAATATAGATACCGTAAGCATTTGTGACCGTACTTGTGCCAGGTGTTGCACTAAAGGTGAGGTTTATTCCGTAAAAGTCATCAAATGTTGCATTAGAGCCAGAAGCGAGATCAAGTTCTAAATCATGCAAGATAATTGTTGCGATATCACCTCCGCTGACAGAATGTTCTAATTCTGTTCTTTGTGCAGTAAGAGAAGTTCCACCACTATTATTTTGGCTATCAACAATAACCTCAGATCCTATAACAACATCAAAAGCAGCCGTGTTTTTCGCTACGGCAAGATCAACTCTCATTGATGTGTGATCGTCTGTTGCAGCGGAAGGAGTAAATGTAGCAGCTAATTCAACAAGTCGAGTATTATTAGCCGTCATGTTTTCTCCGATATACAGCACTCGAGTAGCATTAGCAGTTCTTCCACTACCTGCTGGAACAAAGTTTCCACCAAGGCTCATGTGACCACTCATGGTGGCGTCTCCTACAACAGTTAAGTCTTCACCTCCGCTATCTGGAGAAGACCCAATCCAAAGCTCTTTATCTGTATTGTCCCAGTAGAAGTTAGAATCTGATGAAAGGGTGTCTGTGTCTGTCCAAAAAGCGACTTCGGTAGCTGTTCCTGTACCGATAACACCTCCTCCACCGCCTCCGGCTGGTCCTGTTGGGCCTGTAGGGCCATCTGCACCTGTTGGACCGGTAGGACCTGTTGAGCCACCACCACCGCCTCCGGAGCTGTATCCTAAAATGCGAAAATCAGAGCTCATACAGTTACAAAGTAAAAGTTGAGCGTAAGTGCTCCTGAGTTAGATTGGATATAGATAACTTCGCTTCCACCAACAGCAAAAGCATGCGTGGCTCCAGAAGGCACGAGGAAGTAACCAGTAGACATATCTGAGGCATCACTAACTTTGAGATCTGCGTTTGGTCGGAAAATAACATTTGTTGCATTTTCCGGAACGGTAAGAGTGGTAACGGAAGCATCTGTAAGGGCAGCAATAGGACTTTCTACAGGTGTATCACTTGCATCGAAACATTGGAAAAAACCTCCCACTTGGATTGATTGATTGTTATCGTCCTTTACAAGACGACCGAAATTTTTAGGCATATTATGTTCCATCAGTAACCCACAAATAACCTCCATGTTCATTGACGGTTCTATTATCTATACGAGCACAGGCAATAGAAGCATCATTTTCATTTACACCGGTCATTGTAGGGACATTATTATCGTCATGTAGGGCACGAGTAATCTGAGTAGGTGCACCTGGATCAGTCGTACCAACAACAGAAATAAGTACACCACCAGTAACATTATCTATTTTTACCGGTCTTACTTCTCCTGTTAGGTGATTTACTCCCATCAGAAGTTTTACATTGTTTGCATCCCTTGGAGGCATACTCTTGTGCAACTTTTAATTTAGCCCTATCACTAGCTATTTTAGCAGATTCTCGGTCAAGGCGCACTTTTTGTTCATCAAGCATCGCTCGATACGCACGCTGATCTTCATCAACTTGCTTTTTATATTTGAGTACTCGTTCTTCAAGTTCTTTTGCTACTTTTTCTCGATATTCAGCCTCTTTAAGAGCTTTAGCAGTCTTTTCATGATGTTCTGTAATTTCTGCGGATTTCTTTTCAATTGCTTTGATCTCACGTTTTACCCAGATACGTTTATTACGGATATCTTTATCAACATCAGCAATACGTTTCTCCTTATAAGCAAGATATTGTTCTTTCTGTTCTAAATCGAGTTCTTTGTATTCAAGCGCATCCGCCATATCAAGCATTTCTCTTTGCTGAGCAGCGACACGTCTTTTTGTTTCTAAGGTTGGAGCAAGAGCATTTCTGCGTCTTGCTTCTAAATTTGATACTTCCAGTTCTAAAGCGTTTCTCTTTTCAACAAGCGGTCCAATTTGCGCTAACAGTTTATCTTCCTGTTCTTCTCGCACTCTATTAAGTTCATCAACAACTTCATTACGTTCTTTGATTTTAGAACGTAATTCTTCTGATATACGACGCAATTCATTTTTTGTATGTTGCATCTTTACATCTGAAGATTTTGTTGTTGCTGATGGTGCGAAAACACGCATATCTATTCACTAACTTCTTCTTTTGGTTCTTCTACTTTCTTTTTTGGTCGTCCTGTTTTCTTCTTTGGAGCTTCTTTCACTTCCTCTTTTACTTCTTCCTTTGGCTCTTCTTTTGGAGCTGGTTGTTCACTTGGAAGAGCGAGAGCACGTTGAATGTACTCTTCTTGTACGTCGAGACGAGCAAGATCAATGTCTTGGCGCATCATTTCACGTTGAGCGAGATGCTTTGCGAAGTGTTGAGAGATACCAGGAACGATAAGTGTTCGTGTAGATCCGTCATCTCCGTAGAGGACTTCTCGGACTACATCACCAGCTTTAATGGTATAGCTTTTGTTATCCCATTTATAGGTAAAGTCTTCGTCGCTCCAGTTATAAATAAAGTTCATAGTCTTCTTTTAAGAGTAATAAGGGAGGGTTTCCCCTCCCTATACATTACTAGGCGATATTGAGGTCAACAAGGTTGTACTCAGTATCTGTTCCTGCTTGCAAGGCTCGCCCCACGAAACCTTGAGCAATAACACCATCTTCAACTGCACCGGCTACGGCATTAGAAGGTGATACAGCAGATCCTGCTGTCCATCCTCCATCGTTAAGGCATCCAACGACACCATTAACACAGAAGAATCCGTATTCACCTGCTGCAATGTCTGAGATAGGTACTCCCACAACTGCTCCTGTTGGAGTTGTTGGGTTTACGAGTACGCCATTGTAGACGTTTTGAGCAAGAGATACTTCTGATGAAGTTGTAAGAGCTTCGCGTACTGGACTCTTAAGGGTAAGAGTAAGTGATCCTGAAGCATCTGCTGCTGGGTGAGAATCGATCTCATAGACCAATCCTTCGGTATCTGCGTCATTTACGACGAGAAGACCTCCAGCATATTGATTAGCTGTTGCTGCTGTTGCACCGAGAGTAACAGTAACTTCTACTGCTCCGACGGCTGCTGCTGCTGCAACAGCGATGTTTTGATGGTTAGCAACGAGGGCTGGTCCTTGGCAGAGTTTACCTGCTGCAAGAGCGACCGCACCTGCTTTTCCGTATCGGAATTTGCGTCCATCTGTTGCAACTGCGAGTGCTCCTAGAGTTGATTCCTGAGTAGAGGATGTCTCGTACTCAGCGTGAGGAGCGAGTTGCATGATTCCTGACAACATAATTTCTATTTATCAGATTAATTAGTAGAGAACCGCAATAGGTCCTTCGTCCGCTGTAAAGGTAGTAGGAGGGGTAATAGCAACTGGAGTACCAAATGTCTGTGAAACAGAATCAGTTGGGTGATCTCCTGCTGCATGAGTTCGCAATCGAGCGGTTGTTCCGTCCATTACGATTCCCACATAGTACAATCCAGGTCCTTTTGCTGTGTATGCTTCCGTAAACGCTAGGCGTTGGAAGTTTGCTGCTGTTCCGACAGTAGTTCCTGCGGTTGCAGAATTTGCAACAACATTTCCATCTGAATCAAACAAGATAGCAATAGCCTTATCTGTACCTCCAACAGATCCAATAAGGTATGAGATACCTGTAATAGACATGGTGTGAGGCACTTGAATTGCACTAATAAATACTTTTCCGTCGGCTGGGGTTGTATCAGTTCCAGATGTAGCAGCGAGAGGCGCTACACCACCTGCATAGATTGATTTGAATACTCCAGCCCCAGGAACAATTCCTGAAGATCCTTTTAATGTAACAGGAAGGTTTGTTGCAATACCTCCCTGATCCCTAGTAGGGATTATTTCTTCGATATTTACTGACATATTCAATGCTTAATTTTTTAATTAAAAATCAATTAGCATTAAATACCTGTAATTCCAGTGAGGACTGCGTTATATCGAGGGTTCTTTACAACGAAGTTTCCAGCGTGAACAGCTCGACCAACAAGAACTTCTTGGTTGGTTGATTGTGTCCATCCTGTCCAGTGGAATCCAAGGCTTGTAGCTTCTTTTCCACTTGGTTCTCCATCGAGTTCCTCAAGAGAGAATTTAGCTGCGGTAGCTCCTTCGTACTTATCGAGGTATCGGAATTCAAATGAATCTGAGTTCAAGAAGTACATGAGTCCAGAAGGACACTTTGAGTCTCCGATAACAGGAGCAGATCGGAACATAAGCTGCTTTACACCAGCAAACATTGCATCTTTTCCTTTAAGCTCACCAACAAGATCGTAGCGTTGCTTTGGATCAAGAAGTTGGTTGTAGAGGCTTCGGATTGACTTTGTTGTAAGGATAAAGTCTGGCTCTTGGTTTCCTTCACTAGCAGCGTCCCATGCTGTGTACATTTGAGCGAGTGTCAAAGTACCACCAGTAGCTGTAACGGTTGCGTTAAGTGCTGGGTAAGTTGCACGAGCTTGTCCACCGATAGTTGCAAGAGTGGTTCCGTCGTCAACGATTCCGGCAAGACCAAGGATGTCTTTACCACCGTTTCCACTTCCGTCTTGGTAGAATTGATTTCCGATGGTATCAGCAAGGTCTACTGCATCAGAAGCAATTTGTCGTTCCATAAGATCTGCACGTTCCATCTCAGTTTTGTTGAGAGAAAGATCAGTCTTAGCAAGAACGGTTGGAATTTCGTTAAACTTACAGTCAAACGTAAGTTTGATTGTGTTGTCTACCATTGCGGTAGAAAGAGTATCAGCACCAGAGAAAGAACCACCGTTAACGTTCTTTTCGAACTTAAACGGCACTTCTTCTTGTGCTCCACGCCACATACCTGCTTTTGCACGAGCAAGGAAGAGACTCATTCCGATGTTTCCATCGAGAGCACCTTCAACAAGTTTGCTGGCGAGATAGCTCTGTGTTGCATTAACAACCTTTTGGCTTGGATTGGCCATAAACTATTTATTTTTTAAGATTTGCGCCAATGATGTTTTGCGTAATCTACTTGGGGAATAGACAGTATCGTCTGTAACTGGTGTTCCTTCACCAAGAGAAGCTGCCCCTGCGTTAGCAGCGACTTTCTTTCTCTCCGTATTATCTGCTTTTTTCGTGTTAAGAAGGCGAAGTTCGTTAGCAAGCCTAAAGTTAGGATAGCCATCTTCTGTAAAGATTTTCTTTTCTTCACAGATCTTCAGAATCTCATTACGAGCAGAGTTTTTTGGATCATATAAAGGTTCACCAATCTCTTCTCCAAGTTCAGCTAGTTGTTCCTCATATAATTGGAGGATTTTGCTAGTCTGTTGTTCTTCCTCTTGTTTTTGACGTTCTTGTTCTTGGATTTTCTCCTGATAGATACGTTCAGCAAGAGTTTGAGCAGTTTTTGATAAATGATTTTCCATCGCTTGATAAGCGGCATAATCATCACCAAATACACCACGCAATTCATCTGGCACGGTTTTATTAACCTCAGCTTGCGGATCATTCCGTTTCGCTGATTCTACCTGTTCCTTCCATGACTTAATTTGGTCTAACTGCTCTTTGAGTTCTTTGTTCTCCTCAGTAAGACGCTTAAATCGTGGATGATGATGAAAGGGAACATCTTTTGTTGACGCAGAAGGTTCTTCAGAAGGCTCAGGTTCCTTCGTCTCCTCTTCCTGCGAGAGAGGTTGTTCCATTTCTTCCTCTTGAGTTTCCTCTTGAGTGATTTCTTCGTTTTCGGTTTGCGAGTCCGAGGCAAGAAGGTCCGCTGGGGACACCTTGGCTGCTTCATTGACAGCCTCCGCAAAATTGAGCTTATCCATAGTTTTACGCAGGTTTTTTAGCGAATGCAGGGAGAACCGAGAAACCCAAATAGATTAGTCTTCGTCTTTTTCCTCCGTCATTTTTTTCATCAGCATTGATTCATCAATAGCTTTAAGAGTTTTAGAAAGATCATCAACCATTTCAGCCCATGTCATTTCACCAGCTTCATAACTATCAATCGCTTCTCTAAATACTTCTCGAGCCATAGCGACACCTACGCTATAACAACGCTCTTCGCTTGTGCTTGTCTTCTTTGCAAGGACAGTTTTTGACTTCTTAGCAAGCTGTTTAAGTCCTTCGAGCATTTTCTTTTCGTACATCATACAGGGGGGAGAGGTGGTAAACCTTCTGTTAGTCCTCCTTGTGGCTCTGGTGTTGTCTCAGGGGGAATTTGTGCCTCTGCTGGCATGCCTCCTCCCATAAGCCCCATAGGATTGGTTGAGTAAGTAATAAGTTTTTCTGCTGCTTCTCGTGGATTTGGGAAGTCTAAGCGTTCAAATAAGGTAACAGGGTCAAGTGCTCCAGCTCCCCATAGATCAATCGCTTCATTTCGTCGCATAAGAGGATCTTGAGGGATCATAGAACCTTCCTTAATAGACACGATAAGGTCTCTATTGAAGTCTGTATTGCGGATTTGGATATACTCAACCGCTTTTTCATTACCGATAAGAGCAGCAACGTGTGGCTCGTTATAGTAGACGTACATCATCTGCACCATGTAATTGAACAGAAAGTCGATACATTGCTCGATATGTTCAACAATAAGCCCCAATCTATCCACATCTTGTCCCTTAATCTCAATCTTTCCTCGTACCGTGCGCTCACTCATGATTCCTTGAGCGGTAGAACCACGAACACCCATGATATTCCGGATCTGGTTACGCTTATCTAGTAAATCCTCGTAAATGTAGCTAGCAAGAGGTGGAGCTTGTAGGCGTTGCACACTCTCTCCAATGCTTGTTGTAGGAGCGATAATAGCTAATCCCTTACGAAGGGCATCAAGGGCTTGTTTACCGCTATTTTGGTCAAACTGGTTAGAGAAGATCCAGCCGTTATTTGTATCATCAGCATTACGATCAATCTGTCTATTGCGCTTATTTACTGCATCTTGAAGGCTGGAAGCCTGTTCAATAAGACTTGTAATGTCATGAGGCTGAGCACCATTGTTAAATACCCAGATAAAAGAATATGGCTTCTTTGGTGTCTCAAAGTGATTATTTCCTGGTATTTGTTCGCTGATTTCTGCACCGTATTCATCAATGCGTACTTGCTCGCTCTCATAATTCCAATGAGGATTTTCACGTTTATCAAGGACAAGATTACCAATCGTCCAGAAGACAAACTCATCTGTCCACCATTCTGTATATCCAAGCTCTGTTCCAAGTTCTCCTTTAACAAGCATGGTGATCTCCTCCTCTTTATCAGGGAAGCGTCTAATCAATGTCTTTGCATCATCTCGTTTCTTTTCACCGATATAACGTCCTCTAAATTCTCCACCATCAAATGTACCGACAGGGTCTAGAATCAAGTTCTCAGGCTTTACAACCATGATACGCATGTCGTCTTGGATAAAGTCCCATCCGACCTTAAGAACCCCGATAAGATCAAGACACCAATGGCGTGTTGCTTGTTTCAATTTGATTTTCAATTTCTCTTCGTCAGCGAGATACTGCAACATCTTTGCGGTATTGTCTGCGAGTTCAATCCCTTCTTCTGTGTTATCTGTCATCACGACAGGAACAGGGTTTTGTCTGCTAATAAGGGGAAGCAATGTTTCAACCGATTCAAAGATAATATTGTCTACAAGGCTGTAGAGTTCGTTTTTGTATCCGTATTGTTCACCTAGCCAATAGTCTTTGTTTGACTTCTGACGTTTTACAATAGGGCTTTCATAGCGTTTATACGCTTGTTCCCATTTGTTTTTGAGCTGGATCAGCTCGTCATCACTTAGTTTCAAACTCAATTCCTTTTCAGGAAGAGATAAAATGCCGTCTCTAATTTCTCCGTCTTTTTCAGGTAGTTGGTTAAATCCAGAAAAGAGTGTCCCTACCTGTGCGATCAAGTCAGCAGCTCCTTTTGAGCTACCTCCCATCTCACTTCGTTTGCGCCCTATACCTCGTCGCATAAAATTCGGTTACAAATAAACCTACGACTAGAGCAAAATTCATTTGTATTATACATCACGCCAATCTGTTTCGCCAATGATTTGAGGCTTCACCAGTTTTTGTCCTCCTCCAGGCTCTGGCGTAAACCCTTGTTTGATTCCTAGATTCTCTAGCATGTCAGATCCGACAATGCCTATCTCACTCATGCCAAACTTGTCCATTCCTATTCGCCAGTAAGTAAGGGCATGGAATAAGTGATCAGGACCTACACGTTCCCATTTCAATCTTTCTTGTCCGAGATTATCTTCTTCCATGACACGGTACATGTTTGAGATATGAAGCCACATTTCCCACCAGTCTTCTTTTGTTCCAAATAAAGGAATGCGGGATTCTCTTAGCTCGTCCATGAGCATCTGTATCACACGGTTACGATCAGCAACAACCTTCCCATTCTCTACTCCTTTTCCCCAATCAATAAGCGTCATAGCCTTTCTATCTGCTCGATAGTAGCAAAGGAAGATACGTCCAGGATATTTCTCTTGAAGCTCACGAGGACGAATAAGATCTCCTCCTTGGTCCATAACCACGATAGCTTTAGGGAAACGCTGTAAGAGTCTTTCAACGTCATCATAGCCATCACAGCTTTTGTTTACATATGCTCCGTATTTTGTTCCAACGACATACCAATTAGGAAGTCCAGTATCCATTCCAATAACAACCTGTGTCTTCCAATCAGGCGTTGCCTCTGTAAGGTTAGAAAAGAATTGTTCTTCTGTGACCTTTCCACCAGATCCCTCAAAGGGAAGACCAAGAACGAAGTTAGCGAAATACTCGAAACTTTTTGTCTTAAACTCATTGATAATCTTACTTGCAGGAACCCATGGAGCCATCATCAAGTTCACATGATAGCCTCTCCAATCAGCATCAACAGACCCTGTGGGCTTCCATGCGCCTTTCCTACGGTCTTTGTCTATATCTCCGCCACAATATGCGCAAACGTACATTTCACGCTCTAGATCGATATTATCAGGCCATTTCAAATACTGCTCTTTCTCACAATGAGAACAGGTGATAAACCACTCTCTTTTATCAGATAGTTGCCATTTAGCATCCACACCAGCACCAATAAGGGAAGGGTTAGAGAATCTCCATTCCCACTGATAAGGGCTGTGTTGTTGACGTGAAGCGTACTGGTCAATGACTTTGCGATTGCTTCGGTCTTCTTCGTCATGAATGTTTAGATCAGAAGAAACAGAAAGAGCCGCTCGTTCGGTGAATGTTCCACGGAAATATACAATGTTATCTCCTATGCGTTTCTGTTCAATGGTGTCTTTATCCTTTACCCATTCTTGCAAGATAGGATTTTGGGAGATAAGCATGTTCGTCTTTCCTCCCACAAACTCTTTGACGTCTGCACTTGTAGGCATTGTATAGATACTGTTCATGCCAAAGTGTTTAACAGCCCACATGAGCTTAAGGTTAGCAACTAAAGAACCGCCCACTTGGGCGGCTTTAAGCCAGACTTGCTTAGGATGCCAGTCATTTAGGATATCGAACCAAAACAGGTGGTTCTCATAGTCATACGGTAAACCGTTCTCTGTCTTGATGTTGTACTTCGTTATCCAAGCATGGATGGAGGCTTTATCTAGCATTAGGTGAAATACTTACGATCTACCAATAAAGGCTTTAGTTCGCTATGGAAGTCTTCTTTGCGTCGTTCTGAGGACTTCTTGCGTCTATGCTCATAGGTGGCTACTTTCCACGCTTCGTATAGAGCTTTTTGTCCCCATAGTTCTAGAAAGATGTTCTTTGTCTTGCCAAAGGGTTGAGCAAAGTCTCGGATATGGTCCATTAAGTAGTCATCTTTCGGGTTCATCTTCCAGTTCTTAAAGCGATAGATGCTTACTTGCCCACAATATCTACATGCTTCTTTCTGTCCATCAGGTCGAGAAACAAGAACCTTGTAAGAGTGATACTTAGCTTTGGGGCAGTTCATACACTCCGTATACGTCTTTCTCTTGGATCAGGAAATACTTTTGCTTTTCGATCTCTGTTACGTCTGGAGCGAACCGGTTAAAGAAGATTTTGTCACCGATCTGTACATGCTTAATGTTACTACCTACAGCTACTACTTCACCATCACAAGGGATTTCCTCGTCTTTTTCCTTCGTAGGATCAATGATAATGCTTTCTTTTTCTGCTTTCTTAAAAGGGATAATGACGAGATAATCTGGCATTGGGTGAATCATATTTGTGTTCAAAGGTTGTTAGTGTGAATACTATTTTTATTCAATGATGCCAGTCTTCTTTTTGAACTCTTCTAGCTCTCTATCGTCTTCTGCTGGATCTTCATCAAGGATTATTGGCTCGTTATTGGCTTCTGTTTGCCTCTCAGATCGTTTTTCTTCTTGTTCGTGTCCAAAGTATCGAATAAGCCTATCTAGTACAAAATAGAGCATTATAGAGCTTGCTAGCAGACAGACGCTTACAATAACAAGTGCTATATCCATATTATTTCATCAACTTAGCTTTAAGTTCATCATCAAAGCGTTTAGCAAGTTCTCGCACATCTTCTCGTGTTGCATCAATCTTTTCCATAGCTTCTTCGCTCGCAGTATCTTGTACTTCAACCGTTTCTTTTGGTTTACCAAAGGCTCTATCCATGACTTTCTGCCAAGCATTAGGATCTGGTGCTTTCTTATACACCTTTACTTCTCCGTCTTTTGTGGTGACTTGGATAAAATGTCCTTTCGCAACATCTTTCATTGGTTCAATCCATGACTGCATGTCTTTGTTAATCTCTTCAGCCAGTTGTCGCCTAAACTCTTGAGCAATAAGAGTAGAAGATGCTTTTGGTCTTCCTTGGTTTTTATTCTTTCTTCCGTTGATTCTTGACTGTTCTCCGGGCATAAGCCTAAAAGCCTAATTCAATAATTCTGCTTTATTTCCTGTGAATTTCTCCCATCTATCAATAATCACATCAACATACTTCGGGTCTAACTCCATCATATAACATTTACGGTTCGTTTGCTCGCAAGCTATGATGGTAGAGCCTGAACCGCCGAATAGGTCAAGGACTATATGACCTTGTTCTGAATAATCACTTGTTACTTCAGATATAAGAGCGAGTGGTTTTTGTGTTGGATGGAATCTTTCTCTTTCTTTTCCGATTAGACCGTTATAAATAAACTCTTTAATTTTTACACTATCTCTTTTGATGTTTGTCCAAGCAAGCTCTGCGTCACCGAAAGTTGGCATTGTATTTTTCTTATCCCACACCAACCAATGTTTTCCCTGTGGTAAAAAATCTGCAAAGAAGTTCCCGCCCCATATAACCGCTTTGTTTGAAACACTTAACGCTATTTCAAAACATTCTTTTGGTGGTCTTTCCTCATCCCATTTATCTCCATCGTACCTACGCCGTTTTATTGGAGTATCGAAGCCTCCGAAGCCTTCGAAGCCTTCACTACGCTTTATCCCATACGGAGGGTCTGTATGAAGCAAATCCGCCTTCTGCCCCTCCATCAGCTTCTCGACATCCTCTTTCTTCGTAGCGTCCCCACACATCAAACGATGCTCTCCTAGCGCATATACTTGCCCGTACTGGCTTTTAGGCTCTTTTGGAGGTTCTGCATTGTAATCGTCTTCTTCAACGCTGTTAAGCTCGTTTAATGCTTTTGCTATTTCTTCTTCGTCGAATCCAGATAAGACTTTATCTTCATCATTAAGTGTTTCAAGAAGAGCTGTAAGCATTTCCTCGTCGAATTCTCCGCTGATTCTATTAAGAGCAAGATTAAGAGCTTTTTCCTTTCCTTTATCCAGATCTACTTGAATAACTGGCACCTCTTTTATTTTTAATTTTTCTGCGGCTTTTACTCGTTGGTGACCACCAATAATTGTCTTATCCTTATTTATGACAACAGGTTCTAAAAAACCGAACTCTTCTATACTTTGCACCAATTTATCTAATTCTTTGTTAGATATTTTTCTTGGGTTATAAGTAGCCGGTTTTAATTCTCCTATGGGCAGTTTCATATCACCTAATATTATACACCCTTTCCTTTCTTTTTATCAAACAGTTTCATGAGTGTTAGTGCATCATCTATCTTGAACGTAGCGAAAGTTCCTTTTCTGTCTATCTTGTAAATGACGACAGGGATTCTTTTTGTGTCTTGTATCTCATTGAACACGTTAGGCACATTTGGCTGTGTCTTCTTGGCTTTACATTGAATAGCGAATTTCTCAGTACTTACATCCACTCCTTTCGCTTGGTGTTGTTGATACTCTAGGACTCTTTCTGCTTGGATTCCTTCTTCTTTGAGTTTGTTGACGACCGTTCGCTCAAAACTGTGTCCTTTGTTTCTTTGGCTTGCTCCCATAAATTATCGAGATGTTGTTTTACTTCTTGATGCTGTGTTTTGTGTTCTAAGTATTCCATGTAAAAGACGATGATACTTGATAGAAGGAATAGACCTGCTGCTAGTTCATTACCGGCAGCACCATAGATAGCAGAACAAAGGAAAAATAATTGGCTCATGCTCATAAGCAATATCGGTTATATCTTTCTCGATAGTTTAGTCTGTAAAAATCGCTTCTTGTTGCGAATAGGTGTAGGTATTTCATATAAAGTTTCTTTGCCCCCTCCTCGTACTGCGTTTAACTCTATGCTTGTCGTCCCATTTGTAAGGGAGAGAGTCAATGCTTACGCAGGAGGGAGCAAAACTTTGGTTATTCTGAATCCTCTGGTTTCTTCTTTAGAAGTGATCCAATTTTTGATAGATCAATCCCCTTCAACATTTGTCCTAGATCAGCTCCAGTTTCGGCATTAAGTGGTACTCCGAAGATATTTGCTCCTTGTCCGGATTGAACCCAATCAATGTTAGCGTTTTCTGCAATCTTTCCAAATGCTTCATATTGAGCTTTTTGCACCTCGATCCAAGCTCTAATTTTTTCAATATTAGTCGCCGCATCATTAAATTTTTGCATTGCTTCTGCCATCTTGTCTTTTGCAAGTGCTTCTGCTTCTCCTCTGGCTTGTATTGCTTTACCATCTGCTTCTTCCATGCTTAGTTTTCCTTCGTCGATATATTCTGCGATGACCTCGTAAATGAGGTCATTGGCTGGGTGGCTCATACTATCTCTCTTCGTAGATGTCATAAGGTTCTAACATTCCACCGAGGGGATAATCCTCACTATGAGTGACAAATCCGCAGATATCACATTCCTCTACATCTGGATCATCTGGCATGTGTTCGCAGATAGTAAGAGGGTTTGAAGCCTTTAGGTCTTCAAGAAGGGTGTTGAGTTCTTTCACACTTCCTTCAAAGCGTTTGATAAATTCTTTCATACGATTAGAGCTAATGTATTACTGTTAGTATTATACGCAATATAATAATACATGACAAGAGTGTGGTGTGGATAACTAGGTAAGTTATTCCTCAAGAAGTGTTTTATCTATATTTTCTGATACTTCTTCATGTGCTTTTTGTCGTACCCATTCTGAAACAGAGAGACCACGAAGGGCAAGGATTGATTTTAATCTTCGCAGAATATGATCGTGAATATATACGGTCAATCGTTTCATCATAAATCTATACTTTCGATTTTGTTAATAATTGCATTTTTATCTTCTTCCATCATCTTAACAAGGTCGAAAACTTTGTCGCTCCACCCAGCAATTTCATAAACATTTTGTTCTGGAAACTGCAACGATCCATATCCATTAAGATCGAAGGAATAAATCTTTGGGTTGGTTTCTAGACGATCCTTATAGGCTTGAAAGGAAGATGTTGGAGCATTAAATCCCATCCAACCTTGCATGTCAGAGAGGATAATAATGCGATCATACGCTTTGTTCGCTTCCTGAAATATCGCATGAAAATTCGTACCGCCATAGTTTGTTTCCTGTATGATCTGGCGTTGAAGAGATCCAAGGCTATCCTGTGGATTAAGCGTGATATATTGAGCGTTGTCATGAAATAACATGAGGTCGGCATTGTTTGTTTTATACAGTACTGCGGCAAAAAGAGATCCAATAGTAATTGGCTTACCTCTCATTGATGCTGATGCATCAAGAGCAACAAGCGTTTTTCCATCGAATACAGGAGCATTTGATAAAGAGATTTCGCAAGCGTTGGAGATTGCTATAAGTGCATCTCTTGTGCGTTCTGAATTTACCTCTGTAATTGCATCGATGGCTGTTTGATAGCGAAACGGAAGGACTAATGAGTTCTTAATTCGCTTTTCATCTTGAAGAAGTTTAAGTGCTTCATCAATTGTTTCATTATCGGTTTCTAAAATATTTCGGATATTGCGTAACAATGCAAAATATCCAATGTCTCCGCTTAGAATAAGATCTTTCCATGCTTTTTGTTTGAGGTGGTCTTTTTCTTCTTCCGTTTTAGCATTTTGTCCTGCTTGAGTAAGTCTTGTTTCCCAAGTATTTGCTGGTTTAATTGTTCCGTAAACTAACCCTTTAATGGCTTCCGTGTTCTTTGGGTGTACAAGACGCACAGCATCGACAAGAGAAATAGCTTTATTCTTTCCTTGATATTTAGCGAGTTTATATTCATCAAATTCTTCGAGAGCCTTTGCAAATCCTTTTCTCATGGCATTTGTTATTTTTGTTCCTGAGTGAGAAGAGTAATGAGAGAGAATTTCTGTTATATCATCAGGACGACGAATAATCTTTCTAAAAAATGAGCTCCCCCATGATGTGCCGGATAAATAAGGAGCTAAATAAGACGCTGTTGCGTGTGAAATAGATCGCATTCCAAACTCATTACGAGTGTAGATGGCTGTTTTTGCTACGAACTTTTTATCAGGAATAGTGGAGACAAGCTGTTTGAGTTTTTCGAGTTCCTGATCTGCGGATGTATAAAATTTATCTTTAACAAATGAGGTAAAAAGTAGAGAGATGAGTTGCATCTTATCGTTTTGCTTAAATGCTTCACCTCCAGCAAAGTTCTTAGTACGATTGTTTTTAACCGTTGAATTGAATTTTGACATAGGAGAATAATGAAATGGGTGTTTTCACCAAAAGAAGTAACCCAATTCCTGCTACCTAATTAAATTGTTTTTTAATGGGAGAATAATTTAATGAGTGTTTTTTCTGCAATGAAGTAACTCATTAACTGCTACCCATATACACTATGCTATATATACAACATGTTGTCAATGTGGATAATCTATTTCGTTTGGTAAGGGGATATAGCAATTAAGGTCTATGGCGGCGAATCTTCTACATTGTTCGTGATAGTCTTCCATTTCTTTTGTGTTGAGATCAGTGGTGGATCTGGTGACAATGAATTGTTTACCTTTATAGGTAACGTATTCTGATAGGAACATCCCTGCTAATAATCGGTGTACATATTTTCTATCATCTTCGCCCATTTCATCAGCTATTGTTTTCACAATAACACCCCAGTAATACGCATTCTGTTGTTTGCTACGTTGTGATCGTGCTTTTTTTACGGTCATTTCGTAGATGCCATCTGGTTTTGAGCTGGTGTATTCTTTGAACCGTTGTTTGTTTTGTAGGGAGAATACCCCTTTCTCTATGTTAGCGAGAAACGTCGGTATCATACTTCTTGGTAGAGCTGTTTTATATCAAAAAGTTCTGGATTTTCTATGACATTACCTATAATTTCATGTTGTTTACCTGTAATAACACCCCCTTGTTTTCCTTTATAAGCCCTAAAACCAGCAGTATTATCATCCCATTTTATGGCTCTTATATCTGTTATATAAACAGGTTCTTCACTCCATCTATCTTTTTTCTTGTACTGTGTTCTTACTATATCTCCTTCATAAATTTCCTTGCCGTTCTTATCTTTAAGGCCAGTAAACTGCATGACTACAAATTTTTTACTTTCGGTAAATACACCACTTTTTGTTAGTAATATCTCGTATTCTCCTTCTGGATAAAACATTCTATTTTTCTCCATTACCCAGACTCTAAATTTCAATTCCATATTTCCTTTTTAGATATTCTTTTTCCTGCACCCAGCGATCGTGACTGGGAAAC